CCCCAAACTTCTCTTTTACTTGAGTAGCCTCAACATTGACTGTGGGAGGGTCTTGGTCTTTTCGTAAGTTATGCTTCAGGTGGTTCTGGATCTGATTGCATAGAGTGTCGAGGATGTTATACCACCCATCTCCGGTGTCGATTCCCCAGCACATGCAGGTTTGGGACATGGGGAGGTCTTTCTGTCGAAAGATACTGGGGTAGTCTTCAAACAGCTTGTTTTGCAGTTCAGGCTTCATCATCTTCCTTGGGTGTCCAATCCCAAGCGTAGGCTTTCTTTTCAGGAGCCCACTTGAAAGTTCCGTTGTTAAAGAAATACTCGTTAATACCGTCACGCTCTATGTCCCGCTTTGCCATTTCGATCTCCTCAAGGGTTTGCAGGCTAGCTCGGCAGAACGTGTTATATTCACCAGTCTTTCCGAGAGGGTATAACTCAACAAGCATGTTGATTTGTACGGTGTCGAAGGGGGGTTCATCAAGGGCAACCTTAATCAATCCGTACTTCCACCCCCTATTCACTAGGTTCTACCTTCGGATTCTTTGTTAGATTCGAGAGGGTGGACCCCTTGTGCTCACCCCAGTCCTCACAGATCTCCGTCTCTCCCCACTCAATCTCGTCACCAATTTCCCAACCTAGTTGTTCCATTAGTTCATCCGGAAGCCTTATACAGAGTTCTCCCACACCACGATCTGGGTCAGCGGCATCTAGGCGCTCAACCTTTACTTTCCACATCTGCTTACCGCCCCCATGAACTTTGTTTTCCATTATCGGCAATCTTACTTTTTTCTGGGGCGGCCTAAGTGCTCTATCCCTTGCTCTTTGCCCAGCAGGGCAGTCGCATAAAATTCTTTGTACGCGCGCATCTTGGTACACCTGTCGGTAACCAAAGCCGTGGCATTTGGCGCAGTCTGCTAGTCTCATGGAGACTACTCTATCTCAGGGAACAGTGTCTCCGTAGTTATAATCCGGCCGCGTGCTCAGTGTCGCCCGACGTTACGCCCTGCCCACAGTGGGGACAAAACGGGGCCGCCGGAAGATCCGGCTCACCCGCCTCTTTCCATCGATTCACTGCGTAGGCGAAGTTACTATGGGTATTGTCCCATTTGGTTTGTGACGCCCAATACAAAAGGGCGCGGGTTTCTTGCGCTATCCCCGTCGACCGCAAGAGATCTTCCAAAGCGCACACACGCTGTTGAAGCGCTAAGGCCTGCGCACAGTTACATGGTCCGTTGTCACTCATCATTTACACTCCAGCATTGAAGCCCTCACATGCAAGACACGTTGCGACGCTGTGCCCTAGGCTCAGTGACATGCGGGGCATCTCGCATTGGCAGCGGGCATCTTCAGACAGTTCCCACCCAAAATGGGTGTATCCGTATTCATCGGATAGCCAGTCGGTAATGACTTGGAATCCTTCTTCTTTGTACTCCTCAACTAGTTGTTTTGGGATCGTTACGGTGTGAGGGCAGCCCGACTCTTTAAGAGCCTCTGCATAGTCTACGTCCTCTAACTCGGTGTCACCGAAATCCCAGTCTACTTTTATCTCCATCACTTACACTCCAGCCAGTTGTCCCCATACTTTCCTGACGTCTCCAATGGGACCGCCAAGTCAAAGTCAAAGGGATGCGCCATCAGGTCTCTGATGCGCTCGTTAAATTCTTTATCTTCTACGAACTCTTCAGGCACTTCGAACACGATCTCATCGTGAACCTGAACGACCATCTTGGCACCGGAAGCAGTGATCAATGGGTCTTCCCATATCTTGATCATGGCCATCTTTGTGATGTCTGCCGCTGTACCCTGAATTGGTGAGTTCTTAACCTTGCGCTCTGCTTGTGAGACATCGGAGGAGAAGTTTGAGCTGAGCCCAGGAACACTCCTGCGTCGGCCCAGCACTGTTGTGCAGTAGCCGTCCTCTTTTGCCTTGGCAATAGCGCGCTTGAAATACTTGGTTACCTTCGGGAATGCGGAGAAGTACTGCTTGATGAGCACCTTGGCTTCGTCAATCGAGCACCCAAGGGTACCCGCCAACTTGCCAGAGCCCTGCCCGTACATGAGGCCAAAGTTGATAGCCTTCGCGCTCTTTCTATGTTTCAGAAGAGTTATGTCGGTCGTGCTGAGCTGCTCTCCAGCATCATCGCGCGCGCGAGCATCCATGATGTCTTCATAGGACACCTTGAACATCTTGCCGGCGGTGCTGCTGTGAACATCCAGGCCGTCATTGATCGCTCCACAAAGGGTTGGGTCCTTCGAGAAGTGGGCCAATATCCGCATCTCTAGCTGCGCATAGTCTGCCGCGAACAGGCGCATTGCCTTCCCAGGAACGTACGCGCTCCTGATGTATGGCGGCTGATTCTGCAGGTTGGGCGCAGACGAGCTTAGTCTTCCTGTCCTCGCGCCGGTCTGGTTGAACGACGCGTGGATGCGCTTGTCTACGTGGATCTTGTCCAGCAGGTTGGTGATGTAGGTCCCAAGCTTCTTGTCCAGATCTCGGTACTCAAGAAGCTTTTCTGCGAACTCACATCCACCCTTGGCCCATCTGTCCAGGGTTGTCTTGTTTAGCTGCGGGTTCCCCTTATCAGTGAGTGATAACGGGGAGCGGCCCAACACGCCAAAGAAGAACGCCCCCATCTGGGCATTGCTGCTGAGGTTAACGTCAAGACGTTGCATAGCGCGGCCAAACCAGCGTTGAATCGCCAGCAGCTTGGCCTCGATCTCCGGCGCTTGCCGGAGTAGCTCGCCCTGATCGATACAGATCCCACGCCTCTCCATCTCCCAGAGCACCTTCGTAAACGGAAGCTCTGTCTCCAGGTAGTAGTCCCAGAGCGTTTTGCCCTCCCAGGCACCGGCCTTTATCTCGTTTGAGATCAGGCGCTGCCTGAGAACTATGAATAGCTTGAACGTTGCATAAGCGTCCAGGCTCGCGTAGTTGGCTACAATGTCTTGATTCTCCGGATCCAGCAGAATGTCGTGAAGCTTCCGCTTACGCATCTGCGCGCCGAAGACGCTCTTGAACGGAATCATATCGACACCGACGTACTCCTTCGACAGCGATTTCAGATCGTGCGGCGCCATATCGTCTACGAGCGCGTGCATAACCATCGTGTCGTAGACACGGTAGTGGTCTCGATTGCAGTGCCGATTCATATCGATTCCGCAGTTGAGAAGCATCCACTGGTCGAAGTTGGCGTTGTGCATCACCAGCTTCAGTTCAGGGTTTTCCAGCAGGTCCTTAAAGTACGGGAACGCCTCTGGACGAACGCAATAGCGCTCTTTGCCGTCGCTGATAGCCAGGATTACGGCCAGGTCTTTTGTTCGTGATAGGCCGGTTGTCTCTGTGTCAACGGCCAGGACTTTCTTGTCACCCAGGGCAGCTACCGCGGCGACCGCCTCATCTGGCGTCGTCACAACGATTGGCTCGGGCAAGACAGAGAACATGCTCATCAGATCCTCCAATGTAAACAGGACGCAGTCGGCGAACTCTTTGAAAAGCCACCGACTGCGTCCCTCAGAGGCGCCCCCGTCTAAGGCGCCATCCGTTATTGCCTAAGCGCCCTAGAAGGGTACTTTGTCATCACTTAGCCCCTTTGTATCGCTCTCTGTCCCATAAGGCACAGAGTGCGTATCGGGCTCACTCGGATCGTCCTGGAAGTGCCGCTCCAGGATTGTCTGCGCGCTAGCATCGAACACGTTGGGGCGGGCCAGGGTTCTGGCTTGCTCTTCCAGGTCCATGTAAGAGAAGAACTCCTTGAAGGCCATTGGTCGCGCCATCCAGTCCTTGATGCGCTCGTCGTCATTGTCGCTCGGGACAAAGTCCACGATGTCGATAAGGGTCCCCTTACTAGCAGGGCCTCCCCGTACGACCAGATCGCATTCTGAAGGATCGATCATCGTCGGATTGTCACAGCCAGCCACATACGATGTAGCGCTACCATACCCGCGCTTGCTAACGCACTCAGTCACCTGTGTTGCCTTTCCTTGGTGATCGCACGCCTGACACGCGACCTGCTCATTTCGGAGTTGTCGCTCAAGGTCTGGCCGGATTGGGTTGGTCTTGTGGTTGGCGATCTCCTCGCCACATTCCCCGCAATTATAGGCGTAGACCGAGATGGCCCCTTCCTTGCAGTTCCCACACCGCTCAGAGACAGCAGAGAGCTGCTCCATGAAGTGCTCGTACTGGTCCCCATCTCTAAGGCTCAGGTGAAGCTGTCGACCAAAGACCTTCTCATGCCCGGCGTCAGCAAGCTCAGCAGGATCGAGGCTACGCCCGAACTGGTCAGTTCCGTAGGAGCGCTTGTACTCGTAGTACGTTCCGCCGTTCTTGCTTGTCTTGGGAACCTTGTAGAAGTCCTCAAGGACAAGAACCGTCACAACGTACGTCTTACGTGCAAACAGCATCCTGTTCTGATCTTCGTAGGCGTAGAAATACAGAAGGTCTGGCACCTCCAGAATACCGTTATGTGAATTGGAGAGGATGAACCTCTTCCGGTCACCGACAGTCAGCCACTGGCCAAAGTAGGTGTGCCACAACTGACCGCTCTCTTGAGGGATGAGGCGAATCCTCGTGGGAGCCTCGTCAGCCTTGAAGTAGCGAAGCCGCATTGCCCATGAAGGTATGCGGGTCTCGGGCCGTTCAGTGAAGTTTCGCTTCGCCCTGTTTGGAAATACTTGCTGCCGCCGTGCTTTTTGGTTTTTGTAAAACTCGTGGAAATCCACTTTTTGGTTGTCATCTGACACGTTCATTTCTCCAACTGAATGGGTTAATTGCTGTTTCTATCGCATGCCTGACAGCGCCCGCAGGCAGATCGTCAGGCGATATTGGCTCGGCCGTTCTATAATTAGCCACTCGAACATCAATGCCGCATAGTCGATTAATAATCTTGTCCATGGCCTTAATGCCAGGCTCGTCGTTATCCAAAAATAGTACGACCCGGCTGGTTATTCGGGTCAATAAGAACTGCTGCTCTCTGGTCATGGATGAACCGATAAGCCCAACCACAGTCGGATAACCACTCTGCACAACCCACATAACCTGCTTGAACCCTTCGCAAACAATCACCGGCATGTCCGATTGGCCGGACATACAGTCTGCATAGAACTTATCTAGCCCCCAGAGCACCCGACCCTTCTTGAAAGAATAGTCGGACGATACCTCCAGAAGCTCGGACAAATATATCTTGTACCTGGGATAGTCGTCAACCACGGTTCTACCAGAGATACCAACCAGTTGCCCCATATGGGTTCGTATAGGGAACGTGATCCTTTTCCTGGCCCTGTCAAAGCCAATATCGTACTTTTTCAGTACCGGCAGACCGAATCCGGCGTCGAGAAGTGCTTTTGGCGCGTAGTCGAACATGCCGAGAATATGGTCTGGCAACGGCGACAGCCCGCTTGACAGGTCTACGGGGATATCGCTCCTCTCTCCCGGCTTAGGGACAGCTGGGGCCAGTTGTCGCGCTTTCATCGCCAGGGACTTATCGTTGGTCAGAAGGCCAACCAGCTTGAGCAAGGACCACCCTTCCTGGCACGTATGGCAATAGCTCGATCCGAACTTTGCCTGGCTTGCGCCTATGTACACATAGAAGGATGGTTTTTGCTCGTTGCCGCTTTTATGGAACGGACAAAATGCCGCGATATTATCGCTGTTGGTCGAATACACCTGCTCTGGAAAGCGAATATGCGGACCTAGTAAATCGATGATTTCCTGTGACACACTTATTCCTCTTCCAGGTCGCTACCGATCTCATCCAGTGCCGCTGTCGCCCCCTGCCTGTATTCACTCATAAGAGATGTTGAGTTCTCTATGATGGGTACGGGCGGGGGTTGGTCCTGGCTGGGATGCTCTTCAGAGTCGTTCCCCACTGCATGTAATTGATCGTGGGCGAAGTCGAAGTTTTCAGCCGCGATGGCATGAATCGTAAACCCAGGGTCTGTGGTCTCCCTTGCTGCGGGTAAATGGACACTTATCTCTTGTCTCTTCGGGTTATAGACAAGCCGAATGCCAACATCGCAATCCATGACAGCGCCTGTGTTCATGGACAGGGACGCGGTGCCCCTGCTTTTACTGTACTTCAGTGCTGCGCGCTCGTTCTCCTGGAGGATCGCCAGCATTGGGATCTTGGTTGTCTTGCATATCTGCTTTAGCCGTCGGTTCACCACAGAGAGCTGCCGCCAGTCCAGCGCGTTAGCGCCAGCGCCGGGAAGCTCCAGCATGTATGACGAGTCAAGCAGCACGAAGTGGGGCTTGTACGTTTCGATCTTCTTGCGGATCTCGTCTGGTCCGCCAGGTGACCCATCAGCGCGGTCAGCCGTTGTGAAGATCAGGTCCCCACCGCCCTCTTTCACTTGCTCGATCCCATCCAGGAAGTTTGTAATCTCTTGTGCAGAGAGTGTTCCCTCCTTGAGCTTGGTGTAGTTGGTCCTGGAGAGGATACAGCCGACCCTGCGGCGCATTGATTTCCACAGCATCTCCTTGGAATAGACAAGGACACGCCGGCCTGTTTGCAGTAAATAGGCCGCTATTACGAGCCCAAACCACGTCTTCATGGACTTCGGCAAAGCCCACACCATTATGAAGTCACCTTCTTGTATTCCGCCTGTCGCCTTGTTCATGCGTGCCCAGGGCCAAGGCATCCCCGTCACTCCATCGGAGCTATCGATTCTTCGGATATCTTCCAGGGTCTCGTCTAGCGCGACCTCGCTGAAACTTATGTCTGTCTCAGAGAAGAGCTGCTCTTGCAGCTGTGCAAGCGCGGACGCCAGATCGGCAACAGCCGCCGCAGGGTCGGTTGTTACCGCCTGAAGATAGTCATTGACAGACTGTTCAGATTTCCGCCGCAGGTAGCCGGCGTTTACCTTGCCGCACAGGTCTTTGAAGTTCTCGATTGGCTCCGGTAGGTCGAGGTACGGGAACTGCTCTTGTAGGGATTCCTCACTCGGGACATGCCCGAAGTTGTGGGGCCTCCGATAGTGGGCGTCGATCGTTGACCAGAGCTGCTTGGACTCCATCCCCCCAAAGCAGGTGAAACGGATACCTTGCGCCTGAGCACTCTCGAAGAGATCGCTCGGATCGTTGCCTCGCACAATAGCGGCAAGCAACTGTAGCTCCCAGTTTGCTGCCATTACACGTCCTTATTCAGTATTCCTTGTGGGGGGCCTTCGGCCAAAAACTCTTCCTTTGCAGAACCTGCCAGAGAAGCCACGTGCTCTTCGATAGCCTCAATAAGCTGCTCGCTCAAAGTAGCTATTCTCTCCGAGCCCTCCTGGACCGACTCTACTCGAACATTGCCAAAAGGCTGGCCATTCATGGAGAAGCCAACGTCGGCAGCCACGGCAGGGCCACCGACGCCAGCATAGACTTCGACCTTCAGTGCAGAGACACCATTGATCCCACAATCACTCAGAGCTTTCATTGAACAACTCCGGATATAGGTTCTTTTGGATGTTGGTGGCGTGGCCGACAACGGTCCTCCCCATCACCCCGCGCGCATGCTCCCATGCCAGGTCATACGCCACCTCTTGGGCGACCTGAACAGCCTCTGCGTTTTGATCGCACTCAAGCGAAACACTTGAGAAGATCTCAACGCTGTATGGGATCTTGTCCCATTGCCCCTTCCCCCAATAGACAGCATCGCTGACTTTTGTGCTTACGCTACTTGTGATCTTGGCAGAGGCGTCAGCGCCTTCCCTGGACCGCTTGGTAAGCTCACGCATCAATTTAGTTCTGTGTTCGTCAGACAATTGTATCTCCTCCTCAAATCGCTCGGTTTTCTCGTGCGGTGTGCCGGAAGGGCTCTCTTTCCATGAGCACCTAATAAATGTAGACATGGAGGCGTACGCATTAGCGTACGCCTCCACATGAGCGTTACTGCTCATGCTGTGAGGTTAAACTCGCCGGGACCGTCAATCTTGACGACCGGCTTGCCCTCTTGGCGTGCATCGCTGATCTCGTTGAACTCGATCTCACCGCTTTTAAGCAGCTCACTGATCTTGGCGGAACTCACCTTTACGACGCCCGGCATACGGAGTACGTGGTCAGGCAACATGGCGGGGTCGTAGCTCAACCGAGTAGACGGCCTTGAGCGGGTCCACTGCCCGATACGCTCAGTTTCTGTCGCCGCCTCGATGGCCCGAACAGCCTTCTTTGCAAGCTCTCTGGCCGTGTTATGTCTCTCGATAAGAGCACGCAAGTTGCCGAAACTCAGCCCCGACTTACCTGCGTTATTGAGAACGATATCTACGTCCTCCATGTGCTCCTCTACCGCGCGACGGGCGAGGACAAACTCTTTATTCTTACGCTCTGCAGCGCGCCGTTGCGCCGTGTATTCATCCGACATATTTGTTTTCCTCTCTTGTTGCTGCAAGTGTCTTGGCGATAGCTATTGCCTCGCCTATATGGTCAATGGACTTATTCCAAATTAGGGCTGACTTTTGATTCCGTATCAGGTGCGTCATCGAGTGGGTAACCATCGTTGGGACCGGGTAGCTCACCAGGTCACCCCCGATGAACGATTCAAGAACACGGCCGACGTTGCTGCTGAATGTCGGGGCTGTCTTCTCATGCAGGCTCTTGAGCGCATTGGCGCCGCAAGCGACGATGACCTCTGGCTGAACCAGATGGACCTCCCCATGCACTCTTGCACGGCAAGCGTGCAACTCACTTATCTTCGGCAGGGCCAGCATGCCCGGACCGCTCCAACTCTCAGACGCCTTTGGTGGACACAGGACGACATAGCTGTACCAGAAGCTGTGCTTGTCGTGGCCAAGGTGGTTGATGAGGTTCAATAGAACCCCGCCCTCCTGGCCTTCCAACACGTTGCCGCTTAGCGACGCCCTATGACTAACACGGTCAAGCAGGAACACCACGTCTGCATTCGGGTCCCCTGTCCCCCGAATGAGCCGTTTCCTGTTTTGATGAAGTCCACATGCCGTACAATTTCTATAGCCGTAAAATAGGTTATCTATTCCATCCGACGATTTCGAATGCTCCGCCATTTTCTCTGATCTTCCTCCGCAAACTTTTACACATGCCGTGCGCAGGGCCCACGCGGAAGTCATCGAGGATGACAACCAGCGGCTCCCGCTTTCCTGAGCTACTTCTTTCTATTCTTCCTTTACCTTGTTGAAACGCTCCCCATGCTTTGAACGGGGTAGCGAATATGAGGGTGTCTAGCTCTGGAGCATCTAGACCCTCTTTAGCTACACCAAAGGTCGCGAAGGTTACATCGGATTCTCTAATAATATCCGCCCTTCGTTTCCCTGGCGTAGCGCTGGTCACAACCCCTACTGTATATCCATCAGTACGAAGCTGGCAAGCGCAAAGTTCCTCAAGGGTTTCAGGGTGTTCCTTCGAGTGTACCAGCACCAGCACCTTTCGTTCGGCGGACAGTGCGGAGCGAACGGTATCCGCGATTGCGTGGTTTCTGTCATCAAGGGTCGCCATGTGCTTGTACATTTTCCCAGCAGAGAACTCGCCTGTACAGTCCAAGATCCTCGCATCGCCCTCATCAATCTGCGTGTCGACCCGCTTGAAGTAGATCGTCGCGGGCCTGTCGCCTTTGAGATCAGTATGGAAGATCTTCCCTATATGCGAGTAATAGACATCCTCCAGACCGTCTTCCCTGTTGGGGGTGGCGGTCAGGCCAAACCTGTTGCCGTAAAATAACGGCGCAGTGAGGCAGAACTTGGAGGCGGACAGGTGATGTACCTCGTCAAAAATAACAGTCCCGAAACGGGCCCTGACGTCCATCGGGATGCCACCTGCTCTGTTTGACAGTGTTTGGATCATGGCCAGCACAAGCGGCCGATCGTACTGTTCCTTCTTTCCCTGAACGATGCCGATATCATCATCGCTGAGGCCGAGAAACTGCGCAGCGCGCTCCCGCCACTGCTCCACCAATCCAGTGTTATTAACGATGACTATTGCTGGGTAATTCCGTTGGGCGATCTTCTTGAGCGCCATGACGGTCTTGCCCTTGCCACAGGCCAGGTTTAGTACACCGCAGTCTGCCCTGGAGAAGCTGTTCCACGCATCCACCTGCCCTGGGTCGCGCGGGACAATGTTCTCGTGACTCATGAATCCAGCATCCATATATTCTGGACGCGGTTGGAGTATTGGTAGGGGCAACTTACGCCGCTCCAGCTCTTCGATAGGGAACAGGTGTCGCGGTACGGTCACGTGCCAGGGTTGCGCCTTTGCGAGCGGAATGAGGTTCTCAGTGCCCGATCTCTTGTCGCTGTGTATTACCGACGTCAGGCGCAGGAACATCTCTTTGTTTCTTATTTCCTCGTTCGGGATCCAGATATCTGCCGACACGCACGCCAGTCCTTTTATCTGCTCACCCCCATCTAGTTCTGGAAAATATTGTTGACCGTCACTTGTTAGAATTGTCACTCCTCCCCCAGTATACCTTCTATTTTTTGCCGTATATAGAACTCGAAGCTCTCAGTCCGCCTGTCCTCCTCGAACTGGTCGAAGAAAAGATTGACAAGCTGGTCTACTCGGTCCTTATCAACACTGTTATTATCTTTAATATGCCGTCGCAGCTCCTTTGTGGCAGCTACGCCATAGGAGCGTTTTTTAGGTGCCGCTCGCTCTTCCCTTGCCTGGCAGATGCTGCTGATTATGCCCTTAGCCTCTTCCGAATCCACGCTTACACTCAGGGTATCGAAGATCCTCAGCAGTGATTCATTGGTCGGGATGGCACGCCCGGTCTCGTACGCCCTCACCGTCTCACGGGAGAGGCTGGTCAGGGCCGCAAAGCCTCGGCTAGACCCGAAGCCTCTGTTGACCCGAAGATCAACGAGAAGCTGTGAGAATCGGGGAGATGCCATTTACTACCCCTCCTCTTCTTCTGCATCGTTGGCAGTGTCGTCAGCTTGTTCATCTGGAGGGCCGAGTTGAACCTTTGGGATGTCGATTGTCAACCTCCACGGGGGGCGGTTGTTATTTTTAGTCAGCTGATCGGCCACTGCGCGCAGCGCCGCGCTGCCCGCCTTGACTAATACGTCTCTCAGGTCTATGGCTGTACTAGTTTTTCTAGGAACTTCCATTTCCAATGTATACGACTTATCATTACTCATCATGCGCCTCCTGGCTAGCAGATTGGGGACCAGTTTGCTTATACCGAAAATTCTGTCGCCCTTGTGGAGAACACCATGAACAAACTTGCTAAGGTCTTGGATCACTACGATGATGGTGGTCTCCTTTTGAGAAAACTGTTTGCTGAGCGTGGGATGCCATCAGTCATCAAGACTGCTGCTGACCTGTCCAACAACACGAGAAAGAACGACACGGACTATGCGGTCTGTGTTGGTACGTCGTCGGGCAGGCAGTTCCGGTACCCCTGCACTGACGCCGGCAACACGCTTGCGTCTGCTGTCTACTTCGGCGAGTACGGAGACAGCCTCCCTGACGACATCAGAAAAGAGGCGGCTACTCGGCTTAATGGGGCGTTGGCTTCATTCGGATTTACCCCCCCAGACGAGCTGACGAAGACCGCCGCTATGGAGTTGGGGTTCAGTGGGGAAGGGGACGACATGGCCCTTGAGAAGCTGTTTGGCTTCGCCGGCAAGGACGATCCCTTTGAGATCGTGGAGGACGCTTTTAACAACTGCAGCCCCCGCGGGAAGCGCCGGATTATGATGCAGGTCAAGGAGGCGGGGCTTGCTGATGAGACCTTTTCAAGAGAGCTTATGGATTACAGCAGAGACGAGGTCGGCAGTGACTTCGAGATGGCGCTGGACACGCGAAAGTTGTGTGCTATAGACCCTGAAGCGACTGATGAGCTGAGCGCGCTAAAGGAGAAGAAGGCTTCCGTGAGTCCCGATGACCTCGCTGCTGAACTGGCTGCATTCGACGTAAGGCACGGAATTACGCACTTGTACGGTAGCGTGATCCCAGACCCCTATGCGTCCGTTTTGGGAACTAGCATCGAGAAGAGCGCATCCGTCTCCCGCCCTGTTGAGATCGATGGGCGGGAATACGACAACGAGACCATCAGCGCGTTCGCAGAGAACAGCGCAGATCGCGTCACTGGTGCCTTCGGTGATGACTTCACGGAGCAGTTCCTGTCAGACCCGTCTGGCGTACTGTCGAGCCTGCCGATCACACATAAACAGGCAATTGCTCGGATGATTGATGAAAGCTAAGACTGGCGAAGTCCCTTCGGATGGGCCGCAAACGCCAAAGCACGCGTTTACCAACAAGGACACCCATCCGCTTGTCCTCGACCTTCTTCTGATCAAGGAGTTCGGACCAGACTATCTGGGGTGGGAGCCCGAGACGCTGTGGCTCGAAATAGGGCGGAACTGGGGAGTAGCGACGGCAGAGAGCAGCAGAAACAAGATCCAAGCAATGAGAACGTGTCATGTCTCAGACCAGCCGTATACGTCGTGGGGTGTATTCGAGAAGGTGGCTGGTGGCCTGATGGGGCTGAGCCCAAAGTTTGATCTCATACAGCGAGCCACTCCGCACAGGGCCGCAGCAGCGCTGGAGATTATGTCTCAGGCCAGGGATAACCGGCCTGTCTCAGACCAGGTCTACAAGTACATCGCCGCCTGTCTGTTGGACGCAGGCATGGTCTACGGGCCTGGGCCGCTTGAGCCGTGCAATAAACACATGACCAAGTTTGTGGGCGCCGATCTCCAGAAGAGCGTAAAGAGCGCTATCTCTGCAGGCAGAACACCGACCTTCGATGGCGCCAATAGCTCCGATGTCCAAGTCATGAAATCGCTGTCTGTCAAAGACTTCATCGAATACGTATCCAGGCTCCTTCTCATGCAGCTGAAGAGGCTTATCAACTAGGGGAAGCAAATGCCTGTTCCGATGCTTGAGTCAACGAAGACGCGGTCAAAGACGGTTGGCAAGCCAGAAGGCTTCTATCCAAGTCCGTTCTTCGATATAGCGAAGAACTATATGCCCAAGACCATCAAGGAGACCTTCTCCTGGTGTACGTACTATCAGCTGACCAATCCGCTCATCAGCGCGGTGACAAACAAGCTGGCGACATACCCGATCACAGACCTCATCTATGAGGACGATAACGAGGGTGTTGTCGCTGTGTACAGGGACCTGTTTGAGAACCAGTTTCTCCTCAGAACGTTCCTCGTAGAGACAAATCTCGACCGCTACACCTATGGGAACAGCTTTGTTTCCGTGTCTTTCCCATTCACAAAGATGCTGAAGTGTAAGGGGTGTGGCGAAGAGGCCCCCGCCAGAGAATCTGGCTACAAGTGGAAGAAGTTCGAGTTTCACCTGGAGTGCAAGGAGTGCGGACATTCCGGCACAGCGACAGCCAAAGACGACCCCATAAAGTCTTACAAGCAGATCAGGCTGATCAGGTGGAACCCGCGCAGTATTACGGTGAAATACAACGAGATCACCGGCCGGTACCAGTACTTCTACGAGATGCCGCGGCACTTGAAAAACGACATCATGCTGGGCCGTCCCTCGGTCATTGAGACGATTCCGCAGACGTTCATTGATGCGATCAGAAAGAAAAAAGCCATTATGCTTGATTCTGGTAAGATCTTTCACGCGCGCCGCGCGTCTATATCAAGGAGCCCGTCAGATAGTGGGTGGGGGGCCCCGCTAATCCTGCCTGTCTTGAAGGACATCTTCTTCTTGCAGGTCTTGCGGAAGGCCCAGGAAGCCGTCGCGATGGAGCACATTGTGCCCATGCGTGTTGTGTTCCCGCAGATCACAACCGACGCGAACAACCCGTATACGACCATCAACCTCAAAGACTGGCAGAAAGAGGTCCAGACCCAGATCAAGCTCTGGCGAACGGACAACAACCACATCCCCGTGATGCCAGTCCCAATCGGCTACCAGATGATTGGGGGACAGGGGAGGTCGCTGCTACTTCACCAGGAAGTGCGGATCTATAGTGACCAGATCATTGCCGGTATGGGCGTCCCGACAGGCTTCTTCTATGGCGAGGCACAGTACTCAGGCGCATCCGTTAATCTCCGCGCTCTTGAAAACGAGTTCCTTGGGAACCGGCAGGACATGCTCAGGCTGGTTGAGTTCATTGCCGGCCGGGTAGCCTCGTTTTTGGATCTGCCAGAGGTAAGGCTCAAGTTCAAGCCATTCAAGATGGCTGACGACATCCAGCGCGCAGCCTTTGATATGAACCTGGCTAATGCGGGCATGATCAGCCGGCAGTCCTTCCTGCAAAGCAGGGACTACGAGTATTCGGCCGAGCAAGAGCTAATAAAAAAAGAGACGGACACGTTCAACAAGCAACAGCGAGAAAACCAGCTCAAGCAGGCAGAGTCCCAGGGAGAGGCGCAGCTTATTGCGACCAAGTACCAGATTCAGGGCCAGACAATGCAGGCCGAGTATCAGCAGCAGATGCAGCCTCAAGGCGGTCCTCCTCAAGGCGGTCCTCCTCAAGGCGGTCCTCCTCAAGGCGGTCCTCCTCAAGGCGGTCCTCCTCAAGGCGGTCCTCCCGGAGGCCCACCCCCCGGTGGCCCACCCCCCGACTCCCCTTCTGGGGCTGGCCCACCACCTTCTCCCGAACAAGGACCTCCCCCGCAGGGGCAGCCGGAGGTCGGGGCAGGGTCGAGCCCACAAGCGCCAATGCCACAAGGAGGAGCAGAGCAGAGCCCAATTAATGCGCAGAATGGCGGCAGTATGGTAGATCTCTTCGCCCAGGCAAAGCAGCTTACGGCACAGCTAAAAGCAATGGGCGAAGTTGACAGATATAGGGCGCTGGCGCAGTTACGCGCCAGCAACCCTGATCTATACATGTTAGTTAACCAAGCCCTATCAGGCAGTGGCCGAGCAATGCGGCCACTTCCAGAGATACTTCCGCCGCGCGCCGGCCCAGAAAATCAAAGTATCTAGTCGGTTGTTGTTGGCCTACTTTCCGGGGTCTAGGCTCTCCTCTACCGCGTCGTCGAAATCCGACAACGATGAATCACACACAAGGTAAGGGAGACGGCTGCAATGTTGATAGTCAGGCATGATAACTCCTTTGCTAGATGCCTAGAGCGTGTTCGCTCCTTCATAGTTCTTATACCCGAAAATGCTTTTGTAATAGCCGGAGGCGTAAATGTCGATTCTGGACCCAGAGAGGGCAATGCAGGCCCTCGAAGAAGGGACCGTACGCAGCGTCGATACCTTTTTCCCACTAGTAGGTAAATCCCATACCCTAGTGGCAAAGAGCATCTATCCAGACAAGGGTAGAGACATAGACGACATCGCGAGTCAAAAGAGAGCGCGGCTGCGCGGACGCACGTGGTCAACAGGCATATACGGCGACTTTGACCTGGTTGATAACTCCTCTGGCAAGGTCATTGACTCTGTAAAGAAGATGAAGCTGCTGAGCCTCCCGAAGATGACGAGGAGGTTTAGCTACATTGTCGATGGGACAGAGTATCAGGCAGACCACCAGTGGCGACTAAAGTCAGGGGCCTACGCCAGAGTAAAGGCAAACGGCGAGCTTGAGACACAGTTCAATCTCGCACGCGGGCGAGGGTTCAGGCTGGACTTTGCGCCAGGGAAGAAGTCATTTTCGCTCAAGTATGGCACCACAAACGTCCCACTCCTACCCGTTCTGCAGGCACTCGGCGTAAAAGACGAAGACGTGAGATCGGCCTGGGGGGCGAGCCTGTATGCAGCCGCTGCTGTGTCAAAAAAGCGCGGCGGAATGGCTCGACTAGCCAAGATTCTGGACCGAAAGTCTGACCCAAAGTCAGATGCAGACGCAGCTGTAGTCATCAAAGACGCTCTGGCCGAGACTGAATTAAGTCCAGACACAACCAAGATTACCCTCGGCCAAGCGTTCAAATCCGTTACCGGCGGAGCGCTCTTGGCGGCAGCCAATAAGCTTCTCGGGATAAGCCGGGGCACCGAGGAACCGGATAATAGAGACTCTCTGAGGTTCAAAGAGCTGTGGGGCACACAAGACCACATCCCAGAAAGGCTCCTGAACTCCAAACGGCGTATTGGCTATAAGCTCCGCAATAACCTGGATAGGAGGGATTCGGTCAAGGCAATAGTGACACCAGACATATTCAACGTGCCGGTGAAGGCATTTTTCACGTCTACGTCACTATCTCAGCAATCGTCACAGGTAAACCCGGTCGACATGGTTGGTGGGTTCCTCAGGACAACCATTATGGGTCAGGGCGGTATCTCGAATGAGCAGGCCGTGTCTGAGGACGCCAAGCTGATCGATTCCAGTCATCTCGGCTTCATAGACCCTGTCCACACGCCAGAGGGGAAGCGGTCTGGAATCAGCAGCCACTTAACTCTGGGTGTTAGCAAAGACGGCGTGAACCCAACCATTCGCGTGTACGACGTCAAGAATAAGAAGTTCGTCCAAATGTCACCCACCGGCCTGGCGGGAAAAGCCTTGGCGTTCCCCGATCAATACGACTTCAAAAAGGGCATCCCCACGCCACGCAAAAAGACAGTAACCGTGGTGAAGAAAGACGGCGGAGATCCAGAGAATGTGCTCGCAGTGGACGTGGACTACGTCCTTCAATCCTCAAAACAGCTGTTCTCTATTACGGCCAATCTTGTGCCCTTCCTGCCGTCCGATCAGGCCAACAGGGCCGGGATGGCTACGCGACACATGGAGCAATCGGTATCCCTCAAGCACAGAGAGGCGCCGCTTGTCCAGGTGGCTTCTGGTAATCCCAGTGAGCACCTCGACACTTGGGAAAAGATCGTTGGTCGACTGAACTCCCACAACAGCCCCGTTAGTGGGGTGGTCGAGAGCGTATCCTCGCAACGGATCGTCGTGTCGGACAAGTCTGGCGAAAAGCACACAATCCAGCTGTATGACGCGTTCCCTCTTAATGAGAAGAAGGCGTTTATCAGCAGCGCTGCCACAGTCAAAAAAGGCGACACAGTCAAAAAAGGCGAGATTGTCGCCGACACGAACTTCACGAAGGGCGGCACGCTGGCCCTCGGCGTGAACCTCAATATTGGCTATCTTCCGTATAAGGGGCTGGTCTTTGAAGACGGAATAGTAGTTAGCGAGGGCGCAGCCAAGAAGTTAACCAGCGAGCATCTTCACAAGAACAGAGCCTACGTTGAAAAGAACATGTCCGTTGGCCTGAAGAGGTTCCGGGCAAACTATCCAGGAGCGATTACCGACGAAAACGCGGCTAAGCTGGATGATGATGGCGTTATAGAAAAAGGCCAAATGGTTGCCCCGGGTGACACGTTAATAACTGTTCTGCAGAAGACAGAGCCCTCGAAAGAGCAGCTTCTTCTAAAGGGCATCCACAAGTCACTGGTCAGACCCTTCAAGAACAGGGCGGTCGTTTGGGACAAGCCCTATGTCGGATTTGTCACCGACGTTGTCAGAAATGGGCGGGAGATAGCCGTTCACGTAAAGACCGAAGAGCCTGCCGACGTTGGCGATAAGCTGAGCGGAAGGCACGGAAATAAGGGCGTTATTACCGCCGTAATCCCAGACGAAGAGATGCCGAAAGACGCCGAAGGTGTGCCGCTTGAGATCATAGTCAACCCCAGCGGCGTTCCTGGCCGAATCAATCCAGGGCAGATCTTGGAGACCGCTCTTGCCAAAGCCGCATACAAGCGCGGCAAAGCCTACGCGGTGGATAACTTCCAGCGTGACGATGAGAAGAAGATCATCACTGTCAAGGCGCACTACAGGACGATCAAGACAAAAGAGGGCCCGAAGCGCGTGTACGTCAAAGAGCACGAGCGAGAGCTGGGTTACCAGGAGGTTGTTGCCGCAATAGTGAAGTCCGAAGGCGTATCCGAGACCGATGAACTCTTTGACGGAGAAACGGGCAAGAGCCTCGGCAAAGTTCTAGTTGGCAAGCAGTACATCCTCAAGGCGCTACACCAGGTAGACAAAAAGCTATCTGCGCGCGCACATGGGTACGGATATGACTATGACGCCAATCTGAGCCCCAAGAGCGGCGGCAAGGGAAGCGCCGGACGGTTTGGCGAGCTTGGCCTTTACGCCATGCTCGCACATGGCGCGACAGCAAATATTCGCGATGCCCTTACATACAAGAGTGACAAGGCGCAGGACGAGGTCTGGACCGCTATTCAAACCGGCTCTATATTGCCGGCCCCGAAGCCGTCTTTCGCCTACGAGAAGTTCCTCGCGTATCTGACTGCGCTTGGCGTGAATGTTGAGAAGGAGGGCAATGGCCTGATAATCAGCCCGCTCACAGACAAGCAGATACGCGAGATCTCGAACGGTGAGATAAAAGACGGCAGCCGGGTCATCAGAGGGAAAGACCTCAAGCCAGAGAAGGGTGGGCTGTTCGACGAAGATGTTACCGGTGGTCCTGGAGGAAAGAACTGGGCACACCTGCGCTTGTCTGAAGATCTACCCAACCCAATGTTCGAGAAATCGATCACCTCCCTACTGGGTATAACGGGCAAGCAGTACGACAGCATCATCTCAGGCAGCGCAGGATTCGATGACGAGGGGGAGTACACCGAAGAAGATCCCCGCTCTTCCGGGCCCAAGGCCATCGTTGAACAGCTCAAGGAGATCGATGTAGAAGCGTCGCTTGCCGCGGCCAAAGAGAAGATACAGGTGGTGAGTAAAAGCCAGCTTGACCGGGTTAACAAGAAGATCAAGTACCTTCTTATGCTCAAGAAGAACAAGATGCGCCCAGAGGAAGCATATGTTCTGTCAAACCTGCCGGTTATTCCCCCTGTGTTCCGCCCGATATCAACTATGGAGGGTGGCGATCTAAACATTGACGGCCTCAACATGCTGTATCGGGACATTGCGATACTGAACAACAAGCTCAAAGAGGCAAAGGGCGTTCTCCCAGACGAAGCAGTGGCCGGGCTGAAGAGCGACCTATACAGCGCCATCGACGCCCTCTACGGGACCCTGCCGAACTCGACAGAGGGCGAGACGGGGCTCGACGGGCAGATTAGGCCGCCCGGAATACTGAAGATTCTGTCTGGGAGAAATTCTCCAAAACAGAGCTACTTTCACAAGCGCATGATGGACAGGCGCCAGGATATCAGCCTCAGGTCGGTTATTGTTCCTAATATGGACCTCCATCTCGATGAGATCGGGATACCTAGAAAGGGGGCGATGCAGATCTTCCGACCGTTTGTCGTCAAGGAACTGGTCAAGATGGGATACACCCCACTACAGGCCAGAGAAGAGATCGAGAAGAAGACGACGCTAGCCAATAAAGCACTGGACATCGCAGTGTCCCAACGGCCGGTTTTGTTCAAGCGCGACCCCGTGCTCCATAAGTTTGGCGTTATGGGCTTCATGGCGAAGCTGCACGACAAGTCCTCTATCCATATCCACCCGCTTGTTACCGAAGGCTTCAACGCAGACTTCGACGGCGACACAATGGCGGTCTTTGTTCCCGTCTCAGCAGAGGCGGTTGACGAAGCCTATAAGATGTTCCCCTCCAAGAACCTGTATAACCCCGCCACGGGTAGGGTCATGTACCAACCGTCTCTGGAGGGGCAGTTGGGGCTGTTCCTGCTTACCCGGTTCGGCAAGAAGACAGACGACGTATTTGAAGATGAAAAGTCTGCCATTGCTGCCGCCAAAAATGGCGATATAAGCATGACCGACCAAGTCATGGTCGACGGCGTTCGTACTACCGCAGGGAGGCTTTCCTTCCTCAATGCACTGCCAAAGTCTATTCGCACAGAAGAGTTGTTGACCGATCCGGACGCGGTCGTCGGCAAGAAAAAACTACAGCAGGTGCTTCGAACACTCGCCAAAAAGGCGCCCGGAGACTTCGCCAATTCCGTCGACAAGATAAAGTCCCTTGGGTTTGGCTATGCGTACTCAACCGGGTTCTCGTTCAGTCTGGACGATTTCACGACGTTGCGCGGGATCCGCGATAAGCATCTGGCCAATGCAGCCCCGGTAGAGGCTCGAATCAGAAAACAGCAGAAGATGAAAATGCTCTCCGATGAGGCGGCAGATAAAAAGGTCGTAGACCTCTACGCAAAAACTACCAAGGACATCAACGCCGACGCCATCAAGGTTCTGAAGAAGAGCGGGAATAAGCTGTTTGCCATGCATCAGGCGGGAGTCAAGCCAGGCTGGCTACAACTACAGCAGCTGGTCCTAGCCCCCATGCTGATGGAGAACGCGAAAGGGCGCATTATCCCGGTCCCGGTGACAAAGTCTTACTCTGAAGGCCTATCCACGTCTGGATACTGGGTGGCATCATCTGGCGCAAGAAAGGGCCTTATCGCGAGAGTGCTGTCCACGGCTATTCCTGGCGTACTGAACAAGCAGTTGGCAAATACCCTGATGCCCTACGTTGTGACGGCGAATAATTGCGGCACGACGAAGGGCATTGCCCTGGATATCAATGATTCTGGCGTCGTTGACCGCTTCACAGCGAAGTCAGTCCGTGCCGGCAAAACGACCATCCCCGCTAATGTGGCAATCACACCAAACCTGATATCCAAAATGAAGGCGGCCAAGATATCCAAGGTGGTTGTCCGCTCACCGCTGAAGTGCGAGTCAGCAAAGGGCCTTTGCTCCAAGTGTTACGGCGTGGCCGACAACGGGCGACCGCTAGAGATCGGCACAAATATCGGATTGATCGCCGGGTCTGCCTTAGGGGAGCGTGGGGCACAGTTGGCCATGCGCGTGTTCCATACAGGCGGCGTTGCCGGTGGCGGTGGAGAGGTAGTTGGCAGCATCGATCGTGTGTCTCAGCTATTAAAGCTCCCCGCCGTGCTGCCAAACGCCGCAGCACTGTCCCCATCGACAGGCTCGGTCGAGTCTGTCAGCAAGAGCCCTGCGGGTGGCTTTGATCTCAAGATCGGCGGACAGGAAGTATATGTTCCTGGCGGTCGAGGCCTGCTCGTCAAAAAGGGAGACAAGGTCCGACGTGGGCAAAAGGTGTCTGCTGGGGTGATTAACCCAAGGCAGCTGCTTGAGCTAACAAACGTGGACACCGTTCAGCGCTACATGGCGGACGAACTACACAAAGTGTACGCTTCAGAGGGGATCAAACGAAGGAACGCAGAAGTGGTCGTAAAGGCGCTCACAAACCTCGGGCGCGTAGAGGACCCAGGTGACGTAGACGGATTTATTCGGGGAGATTATGTTTCCATATCAGCCATTAATGCCGCAAACAAAAAGCCTGGGGTGAAAAAGCCCATGGTGGTCGAGCCCGTTCTGCGCGGTATAGAGACGCTGCCGCTCGATCAGACAACCGACTGGATAGCCCGCCTCCAGTATCGCAAACTCAAAGAGACCTATATCAGAGCTGCCAACGAGGGGTGGGAGTCTGATATCCATGGTTTACATCCGTCGCCAGGACTGGCTTACTCTGCTGAGTTTGGTAAGTCAGAGAAGGGGCCCTACTGATGCCCGACCCGTATGGCAAAAGTCCTGGCGAATGTGATGGCCC